CCGCAGTCGTAAAACCGGTCGACAACCGGACGGCAATGCCGTGATAATTTATGGCTGTGGAAGATAGGTTTGTCACCTATTGGTTTGGGTGCGCAAGGCAGGTTTGCCGAGTGCGTGGCTTGATCAGCCCCCAGACCCCCTTCGAAGGGGGTTTCCGCATGATCGAACATCCCACGGTGCCAGGGACTCAGTTGGTACCAACCAACGGAGGACCGTTATGGCAAAAAAACCGTGCCGCTTCTGCATGCGGGTTAGAGAATTACTAACGAAATGCTTAAGATCTCGCAAGAGTTCTAAGGTGCTAAGAACTAGCGTCCGAAGTGCTCTGTGGGACAAGGTACCTCATACCTTTCATGAACCTCTGCTTACAGGAAGCAAGTTCAAGAAAAATAAAGGATATATCCAAGGCGACTCACTGCTAACCGTGATTGTTATCATCGGTCTAGTTATAGCGCTCTTGATATTTTTGAGGTGATGATGAGCGAGCCTATTCAGCTTACTCGTAGTCGTACATATTACAGTTATCCCTCTACCGGTAAAGTAGAGAAGGAAACTCAAGACAAGGATTTTACAATTGATATATCCGAGTCTCGTACGGAATCCAAACTACCACCTTCCCCAGGTCGACCAGGTAAAATCTGGTTTGAAAACCGAGGGAAAAGAATCATCTTAACTGGGCACCATGCCGGCTCCTCAGTCACGACTTCTCTGTCGGGATTGGGTGTAGTGTACGACCAAGTGGTTCGTGATCAATACAACCGTATTTATATGGAAAGTATTAACGAACTGTTTGCGTCTCGGTTTAATCTAAGCCCACCGGATTTGCTAAGCGTACCTGATTTATACGCCCGGGTGAACGTCTGCGAAGCAGCCGCTCATAATCAAGCAATCGCAGCAGCGAATAGTTCTGAATGGGATTTATCCACATTCTTCGCTGAGGCACCAGAAACCGTTGCGTACATCGGTGGAAAACTTAACGATGCCTACAATGCTTTCAGGAAACTGGGAGCACCGAAGCGTCATACAGGTCGACCAAAAATACGCCGAAAAGACCGTGTTGGAGATGGCAATAGTGCCTGGATGCAATACCGTTACGCTATATCACCTATAGCATACGATATCCAAGACGCAGCAGCGTCGCTTGCATTCATGGAACGCAAGTTCCGCACGGCCCGTGGGTCTGCACATGACTCGATTACAGAAAATCGGGAAGTGAAAATACAGAACAATGGTATATATCGGATTGAAACTCAAAAAGTTGACATTCGTTGTATGTCTGCCGTCTACAGTATTTTCTCTGCAGAACAGGAAAGGAAATTACAAACTCAATTGTGGTTACCTCAGACAGCCTGGGAATTAGTCAAGTTGTCATTTGTTATTGATTGGTTTATCGGGATAGGTGATGTTTTACAATCACTTCGCCCAGTTACCTACCAACAAAGAGCAGCAACTGATTCTATAAAGATAGTCTATCAATCGACAGCATCGTTAGATGTTTCCAGATGTAATCTTGGAAATGGACAACGCTCTGAGGGTTTCAATCACCGAGTGATTGGCCCGAACACCGTTATACGATATAAGGACTCGTACGACCGGTCTCTGTCTTCTACTAACTTAGTCCTTCCACCCATACAGGCGCAGTTGAACTGGAAACGTTGTATCGACGGGTTTGCCCTTTCTTGGCCGACCTTGAGACGCGGTTTTAGTACTGTGAAAAAATGGTTTAAATCATAATAACCTCCTGTTATTTACTTATGGAGTCTCTCATGACAAACTTTGAACAACGCGAACGCGTCGGATCCAACTTAGTGTATGGGGACACTGCCAATTATAAACATACATTGGCTGTCGCATCCAAGCTAAGTACGGCTCGTAATCGTACAAGCGAAATTGATTCGTTTCGTGTAACAATCGCTGACCGAATGTTGGATACAGCTAGTCTGTGTTCAGCTGATGAATGTGGTTTACCGCGGACGGACCGAGCAATGTTCGAATTCAGTATCGCATTAGGTCAAACTAATGAATACTACGCTCGTAAAAAAGAACAAATGGTATCGATATTGACTGCGCTTGGCGCTTTATATGCGGACTTTGATAATTCCCTGAAGTTAGGGGTGTTACCAAGTTCGTTGCGCGGTGATTCAATCACCACGGTCAATCCGGTTTAGGAGGGTTAGTATATGGAAACATTATACGACACCCTTAACTCGGTTTTATTGTCTGTCCGAGACCAAATAAAAGACATAAATCCTTCCAATTGGTTTGAACAGGAAGATAGAGCGTATGCTGAGTTTAAATTACAGCTACACCGGTTTAATAAAAAGTTCATGGAACCCGATGAATCTATTCAAAAGGGACTAGAACGCCAGTGTTCAAAACGCTACTTAAAGAATGAAAAACGGTTGATGAAATTCGATCGTAATTTGTTCAAATCCTGGCCTTTAGCGAACCTTCACAAAGTTCGTAGAGAGGTAAGATCTATATTGGGCAGTTTCCGATTTGAGCCCAGTCGTGCTTGGTTCGGCCCCGGTGAGACTTTTGCGTCCGCATCGGGTGATGTTTCGGTCTACTCGAAATTAGTTTGTAACGAGTGGACTGTAACAAAAGACTGTATTCCTCTGCTTAAATCAGTAATTCGAAACAACAGAGTGTTCCGACGGATTATGCTCGAAAGGGCACGTGCCGTACTGTCTGAAAAGGCAGAAAACACTTTAAAAGAATTGCTTAGCGTTATTCGACTTAAGTCACCGAATAGCGTAGCTAAAATAAGTGAGCTGTTATACCGATTGCGGTCGGAGGTTCGAAAGTCGCGTAAAAAACGACCTGACCCCATACCGTTCGACGAACAGATTGCTTTAACATGGAGGTTGGTGCCTGGAGGACGTTTTTCTTCCGTCCCGAAGGATAACCTTAAAAGGAGACCAATCAACGTTGAGCCTTTAGGTAATATGTTGGTGCAGAGAGCTATCGGGCGCTCTTTAAAAGAAGCCCTACGACAATCTGGTAATGACCTATTTACAGGCCAAAGCGTCCACCAAAGATTGATTACCAATCTGGGCGTTGCCACTATAGATCTAAGCGACGCTAGTGACAGTATCTCGTGGAAATTAATTCATGAGGTATTTCCTCCTAGTTTTGTTAAGTTACTGGATAAATCCCGGTCAAGGTACAGCCGGGTAGACGGTGAGTGGGTCACCCTTAAAAAGGTGTCCTCTATGGGTAATGGTTTTACCTTTGAGGTTCTCACAATCCTTCTTTTGGCCTTAACCAGGTCAACTGGTGCAAAAGTGACTCGTGTGTACGGAGACGACATCATCGTCGACGTTGAACAAGCGCATGGGTTGTACAACTTATTAACCAAATACGGTTTTGTTGTAAACCAAGATAAATCTTTCGCTAGTGGTTTAGTCCGCGAATCTTGCGGTGCGTTTACCCACGGTGGTCACCCGATGTTATCATATGACATAGAGTGGCTAGAAAACGATTTGGACGCCGTTGTTTTAGCGAACAAATTGTATAACCTAAAAACTGACAGTACCAGCCACCTCGCCCGCATGTTCTGGGGAGATGTGTGGCACCGGATAGTCGAGCACTTGCCTTTAAGTAGCAAGGGTCCGGTTCCCTACGATAGATACGCCTCTTGTTTGGGCGACTACGTATGGGATGAATCGATAGAAGAGAACTATAAGTCAGAAGGCGCTTCTCTTTGGATCGAGAAGAGCTTCCAGCTGGCCCGTAATTCCGTTCATAGGGTACAGGTTCTTAGAATCAAACCTGTGAATATAGACTTAAGGGATGTACCATGGGTTGGTCTTCGAAAAGATAGACTAATTCATTTAGGGAAACTCCTGAGGTTAATGACGAAAGCACCCGTGATGAGGTTTAATGCAAACCGAGAGGAATGCATATCCGAAACATGGTTCTGTGATCGTCGTGGGTTACTAATAAGCCGCAGTCAATATAAGTCCGCGAGGAACCAGATGCCTTATACGGAACCTCCCAGTTGTTGGGGAGAATCGTATAAGAAAAATGGTGCGGTTGAGTTTAAAGACTTAGCCATACTTGCCTTTGACTGATAGCTGGCGTCGTGAGACGCTCTGCTT